CCAATGGTGGGGGTGCGACTGCCTCAATTATGAGAACTAGAACACGCAATACCGTCGTACAATCCAATGCGAACATGGTTCGCACGATCCACACAGTGCTCCCTTATACGGGGTACAGTTTGGTGGGTAACTTGTATGCTGCCAGCAACACGCCGACAGCATATCCAAGCTACGCTGGATCAATCGCGGGTTTCAAGAGTAAAGTCGGCGTCATTGAGACGATTGACGATATTCCTAATAACCCGGGTGGGTACAATCCTGTAGACCACACCAAAGAGGTGTGGGACTTTCCTTTACGCGATTTCGCGTTTAAGGGGGAAGGTTCCCGGTACGGTGGTAAACTCGGCCACTGTGATACAGTGGGGAGTTTTGCGTCTGGATACCTAAGTGCACAAGGGTATAAAAACCCAGGTTCCTTATGGGATAGTGATGCGAACGCGCTCATACGAGCTACGAACGCAATTCAGTATAACATACAGGATGCACCGGTTGACCTTCCATCATTCTTAGGCGAACTCGCGGAATACCGTGATATCGCTCATGATGTGATGAAAGGTTTCATACACAGTAACGTGAAGTCTGGAAAGAATATTGATTCGATTCGAAGTAAATTCGATCGGTATCGGCATTCAATCAAGTCAACACGTCATGTGCTTGAATCCATTGCAGCTGCAGACCTATTCAACCAGTTCGCCGTGAAGCCGCTTATTAGCGACATCACTAAGCTAGCTGGTCTAGGTAAGCATTTGCAGTCCCAGTTATCGAGGTTACAACGGCTGGACGCCGTTGCGGTTAAGGGCTCCGTGTCTGATGACGCTGACGAAGTCTTCGTCGAGACACTCGGAGAGCACAAGTATACAAGATATACTTCTAAAACCCGCACTGTCACCGCCTGGCGCGAGGTCAAGTATGACCTCGGCGAAATTCCAGAGATGCCGCTTGTAATGGCGGACGCTCTGGGTTTCGATAATATCCATCGTGGGATCTGGGAGTTAATACCCTGGTCCTTTTTGGTGGATTATTTCGTCCAAGTTGGCGACTGGCTGAAACAGTTTAGGGGGGAGTTTATCTCCATTCCCTACACTGTAGTACGCGAAGGATACTCGATTAAATTCGAGTCCGAATGCGAGGTAGTCACTGAGATTTATTCTCAAGGCACCCTGGCCGAATTCTGGAACGTGGAGGTTACACTACCCCGAATAATTTCGGGGCAAGTTGTGTACACACGTTACCGGAGGATAGCTGACCCTCTCCCAGTGGGAGCGATTAGCTATCCGACCATCAAGACTCCGAACCTTAGACAGGTAAGGAATCTTCTCGACCTAACGTTTTTAAAGACGTCTGATCGAGGCAAGCGTACTACCACGGGCATCATGGGTTTCCCATAATGCAATACTCCGTGGTGGTTTTAGTTCGTATTCTGTACTTAGTTGTACAGTTGCGATGAAACACAAACACCAACAAATGGCATTAGCAACGAAGATTGACACCGGTATTGCTACCGGGTCTTGGTTGCTAGCCGATTAGCTAGTATGAGTATCCCAACTACAGTAACACTGAACGTCGGTGCAGTCCCGGCCGATGTCGTCTTTGAACAGACGTCAACTGGCCGCCTTGGTGCAACAGAGCTACTTGCTCCGTCGCCTCAAGCAGACCTGGAGGGACGCCCCGTTATCACGGTGCGTCACAGAACCTCCAAGGCAGGACTAGTCCAGTCAACCGCCACCATCAAGGTGCCGCAGTATGATGCAACTGATGAAGAGTACAACGGATTCGTTCAAGGATCCGTGTCTCTCGTGCGTAAAGCTACGCACACCATCGCTGAATCAGACCGCGTTCTCGAAATGGTCGAAAAGTTCCTCACGCAAGTGAGGGACGAATTGGCCGCAATGGAATACTAAGATGGGTGAAGGTTCCAACAATCCTGAAAAGGATTATATAGTGCCTTCGCTCCCGTCTTATCCATTGTTCGAGACTTCCCCTCCGGCTAAAGCCGTGGAAGTTGAGGTTCCTAACGAGTGCGTCCAGTTGCCAATGGGTGGAGAAATCCATCCAGGTACTTTGGGCACGCTCGCGGTCCTCTTCCTCTTGTGGGGACGATTGCGAACTGGATATCTAAAGGCCAAAGAGCTTTCAAAAGCTCCTGGCCCCTAGACCGACTAAGGCTACACCAATGGACGG